AAAGGTAAGGATACAAAAGGAGACAGAGGGTTTATTGCACAAGAATTCGAACAAGTATTCCCTGAGTTAATTGATGAATGGCGTGATCCCGCACCGGAAGGAGAGGAGCCGTACAAATCGGTTCGTCAGGATCTGATTCCGGTTTTGGTTAAGGCAATTCAGGAGCAACAAGCCATGATTGCCGAGCTGCAAAACAAAGTTGCAGCCCTTGAAGGCGTGTAGTCCTACTCTCTAGTCAACTTCTAATTTGATTCAAGTTTGAAGTTGGCCAGTCCACGTCACTAGGCGGGCAACCGGCCTACTCAACTGGTTGCAACCCTACTAACCTGCTGCTGCAGGTGTGCCCTGGTAAAAGGGTGGCAGGTGGCCGGTCCTCACGCGGTGCCGGCCTCGCCGCAGCCTGCCACTGCGGATCGCCTAAACGCCTCAAAAGGGTTTAGGGGTCAAGCTTAGCAGGTAGCTAAGCTAATTGCATGATCGAGCTGATCGCTGCTATCGCCGGGGCGTCGATCTCCGTTGCCGCGATGGGCGCAATGGGATTTAGCCGCCGCAATGATGAAGCACGTGATGCGGTCATTCGGTTGACGAGCGCAGTCGAGCACATAGCCACGCAGCTAGAAGTGCTGCACACCGACATCAAAGAAGACCGCAAGGAAACTTTTACGCGGCTGAATACGGTTGAGCAAAGGGTATCTAAACTAGAGGCACGGCCGCCTGCTTAGCCATGGAGTTTCTTTCGCATCCTGCCTTCTGGATCTGCGTCGCTGCTGCCAGTGAGTTGATTGCGCTGTCGCCTCTGCGCGATAACAGCATCATTCAACTGGTGTTTCATGCGCTGCGCGCGCTGAAAGGAAAAAAGCTCTGATCAGCTTTGGCAAGCTCGGTTGGCAGCGTCGACTAGAGCAAGCTATCCGTCAGTGGTGGTTTGAGCTGACGTTACCGGCCAAGCTGGATCAAGCCGAAGCGGAGTGGCACGCAGCGCAACCTGCGGAGCCAGAGCCGGTGATCACTCATCACGCGGTTGACGATAACCTGCAGACAGGCGAAAGCCGCAAACTTGGCGGCGCGATGGAGATCAAGTCACCATGGTCAAACTGACCGACCTATTCAAGTACTACAAACACGGCACGCCGCATCAAATGGCGGCCATCTCTGAATTAGAGGCTGAGCTATTAAAGGTTGCGCCTGAAGTCTTTAACAGGGATCAGCCGTGGTACAAGACCTGGCAGGCTGGCGGCAGGCTGCATAATTATAGCCCAGCCATAAATCTTATTAAAGAGTTCGAGGGCGTGCATCTCAGCGCTTATCCAGATCCGCTGCATGGATGGGATGTGGCAACCATCGGCTATGGCACCACGCGCTACCCAGATGGCCGCAAGGTGCAACGCGGCGACAAGATCACCGTGATTGATGCCGATCAGCTACTAGCGCTTGAAGTGGAGCGCATCGCCGCAAAACTGCGCAACAGCGTGCCGTTTTGGAATGAGATGACGGGCAACAAGCAATGCGCGTTGATCTCCTTCGCTTACAACCTTGGCGCCGGCTTCTACGGCAGCACTGGTTTTGAGACTATCAGTAAATGCCTTGTCGGCAAGGATTGGGCGGCGGTGCCAGCGGCAATGGAGTTGTACCGCAACCCAGGCAGTGCCGTAGAGGCAGGCTTGCTGCGTCGTCGCCGCGCAGAAGGCAGGCTATGGGCTGGTGAGCAGCAGCAGGATCCAGCCAAGCTGTCGCCCAATAGTGCATTTACAGCTCGCATCACGCCGCACGTGCAGCTTGGTGAGTTTGCGCTATTTCAAGAAGCACGGCGCTTTGATCATCAATACCAGCTTGACACGGCAGCAGAGCTAGCAGCATTCCTTGAGCGTGCACGTGTCAAGTTTGGCGGCAAGCCTGTGGTCATCACCAGCGGCTATCGCCCGCATGCCATCAATGCAGCGGTAGGTGGTTCCAGTGGTAGCGAGCATCTATACGATGCGCCTGACGTTGGCGCGGTTGATTTCTACGTCCGTGAAGTCAACATCAACCACGTGCAAGAGTGGTGTGATCAGAACTGGCCGTATTCGCTCGGCTACGGCGCACCTAAAGGATTTGTGCACTTAGGAATGCGTCGCGGCAAGCCAAAGGTACGATGGGATTATTGAAGCCACTGCGTGGATCACTGCATTGATGGCGCAAACCTCATCCCAAAACGCAGTGCAAAACATAGATTCAGGCAGCAAATCTTTGAGGCATGGCAGCATCAATGCGCTTACTGCGGAGATGCAGCTGACACGTTAGATCATGTCAAGCCACGCCACAAAGGTGGCGCTACTGTGACGACCAACCTTGTACCAGCTTGCAGGCCATGCAATCGAAAGAAGGGCAGCGAAGAATGGCAGCAGTGGTTCAATCAGCAGGATTCTTATCTGCTAGATCGTGAGCTTGCTGTGCTGCATTGGATTCAAGCATCTGATGATAGAACACCCTAGCTTGCCATTCTTGCTGGTGATCTTTACACATTCCCGCTAGGCAGACCCTCCAGATGTTCCCGACCTTCTGTATTGTTGGCTCCAAGTGGGGTGCCTGCCAGCGGGTTGCCTATCAGCATACGAAGGCGGCTGATACCACGCCTTTGTATTTCGCACATGCGCGCACGTGATAGGCCCATGCGCTTTTCTAGGTCATTCCATGGCACTGGATTGCGACTGTTGCGTGCGTAGATGATTTCACGAGTGCGATCATCTAAATGCTCATCGCAATAATCACGTACGGTTTCAAGCTGCCAATCATACTCAACGTCGTATTGTCTTTTATCGGCAATGATGTCAAGAATGTTAGATGATTCATCTTGCGCAGGTTTATCGAGGCTCGTGACTCGATACGACTGCTGCAATGTGTCAGATATCACCTTAGGGGTCACATCAAGCACTGCAGCAAGCTCCGCCATGGTCGCTGTGCGTCCATGCTCTTGCGCAAATGTCTGCGCTGTCTTGTTGAGCTTGATCAGCATTTCATGGACGCCAAGCGGCAGCCTGATGATTGGGTCGTATTGAATCAATGCACGCCCGATGGATTGGCGAATCCACCAGTAGGCGTAGGTGCTGAATTTGTATCCGCGAGTGTAGTCAAACAGTTCAACAGCGCGCGCAAGACCGATGTTGCCTTCCTGGATCAGATCCAGCATGTCAAGCGTTTGCGTGTTGCGCCTGCTGTACTTGCGTGCAACATGCACTACCAGTTGCAGATTAGATTGCATGAACTTTTGCCGCGCGCGCTCACCGCTGCGTAGTTCACGGCGTTCTTGTGTCGTTAAAGGTCTTTCAAGATCCTTTAGTTCTCTCCACTTTGAAACTCGGCGGCCAAGTTGTATCTCTTGTTGCGGTGTGAGCAATGGATACCGCGCGATACTGTTCAAGTAGTCGCCAATAGCGTCAGACATGGAGAATCCGTTAGTACATACAATGGAAGCACAATTCCACGGTGCTGCCAATGCCGCGCAGCTACGTGCGTTACATGCTGCAGCAGATTGGGGCGGACTGCTGGAATATGCACTGTTGATAGCCGAGCAAGAAGCAAGCCAGCGGTCTCAAATCCACTGGCTTGCGCAAGAGGCGTCGGCAGCGTTGCGGACTGGTCTAGAGCAGTGGCACCTAGATGCCGCTGAGGAACTGCTTCGAGGCCGTCGCCGTGATGTCTGAGTTGTAATGGCCTGTGACGCTGTAGCTGGTCACCGGCTGCTGACTCATGCGGAAGAACACCATCTGCCCAATCTTTAAGCCAGGCCAAAGCGGCAGTGGCAGGATCTGGCGTGAGTTCTTCAGCTCCAAGGTCAGCACACTGCCATGCCAACCGGGATCGGCATAGCCGGCGTGCAGGTTTTCGTACCCTTCCCGTGCACGGCTTGACTTGAGGAAAAACAAGCCGGCAATGTTTTCCGGCATGTTGAACACTTCGATGGTCTGAGCAAGGATGAACTGCCCAGGCTTGAGTTCGTAGGGATTGTCAGCAGTGCGTCCTGCAATGCTGAGCGGGCGCATGTTGAGGTTTTCGGCAGACTCGATCATGATCGTGTCGCCCAGCCGCAAATCAAGGCTGGCCGGATTGATCAATGCCTCGTCGTAGTTTGGCACCATGCCGTCGGTGCATAGCGCTTTGATTTCGTAGTCGCAGAGGATGGTCATTTGGTGATTTGTTGAACTGTCTGGAAATCCCGGAAGGTTTGACACGTCTGGGCAACGTGTAAGCCCGTCTTACAAGTTGGCGTCAAGCTCGGTGGCGATGCGAAGCAGGTCGTCGTGCACGTCATCGCGTG